AGCACGCTTTGCTTTGCCACCAAGAATAAGTGGGTCAAGTCCAAATGTTACGCCGAAATCCATTGGAGCAGATAGGGCTGTAAAGATAGCCTTTGCTTTTCCGTCACCAAGAACTGCTTTTTCGTATTCGTGTGGAAGAATGCTAATGATTTCACGAGCAATGTCGCGCCCTGGACTTATCTTTGACTTCTCAAAGCGTGCTACTGCGTCAGCAACTTCCTTAAGAGCCTCTGTTTCACCACTTACATAGCGGTTAACCAAGTCCATTACACCAGGATTATCCTGGAACTGCTCAAAGTTTTCTACCAAGTCTTGCTTAGATGCAAGTAAACGTCCCAAATATGATGCCGCAGGAGTTAGGTCAGAGTTAAATTCTAATACAGCGCTCTCATCAAACACATTTTGTGGCTGTGAAGCCTTAGCCCAGTACTGTTCAAATACTGTTCCAGTATCTGTTGGTACTGCATCTTCTCCGCCAGGAAGAAGTTCTTTAAATCCAGCGGCTAAACCTTGAGCGAGTACGGCAAGTCCATTGCCACCGTTTTCCTCGGCAATACGAGAAGCAATGTATGGTTGCTTAACAAGTTTTTCTTGTGGGCGTACTAAGAGTTCTAGTCCCTTAGATGCTGCCTTGGTTGCCTCTTTACCGACTTCGGTGTCTCTAAGTTCTTCTGCGACACCTTTAACAGTACCTTTTGCAACATTAAGAAAACCTCGTGTTATACCGCCAGGGGTAAGAGATGTTAGGTTGTTGACTAAATCTTTAGTTGTTCCGCCGCCATAGTAAACAGCGCTCTTAATTGAGTTGAGAACGTTGCCTACAAAGCCTCTATCTTGCTGGGCATACTTAGGGTCAAACATTGAAGCAAGCGCACCGCGAGTAGTCTTATCAAGAGTTTGATACTTTTTGTAAGCATCGTTCTGTGGCAATGCAGTAAGTTCATTGTGGACGTTGCGAAGTTGAACTAAAGCAGCAATCTTGCTTACTTCGTTCTTTTGCAAGCCATTCTGTGCTGCTGCTGTAGCCACGCCAGGGGCGGACTCAGCAATAGTAATTAAAGGTTTTTTTGGGTCAGCCATTAAAGACCTCGTGATGCTACAAAGTTATAAAGTTCTTGTACTTCTCCAGTTGGGTCAACATCAATCATAGATGCAAGAACTTCGGACAATGAGCGTTCACGGGGAAGATTAAGTGCTTCACTTCCAGGTCCAGCACCGAAGTCCATACCTGCTGTTAAAGGTTCATCTGGGCGCTCTGTAGGCGCAGTAAGAGGTGTTACAGATGGCATCATAGGTGTGGCAGGTGAACCAGCCATAGGTGCTGCTGTCTGCTGTGCCATTGTTGCTTGACCTTCGCCATATGCCATACCAGAAATGTAACGTGCTGGTTGTGTTCCAGCCTGACCTGCTCCACCAGTACCTGAAACATTAGCAGGATTATTCTGCGGAGCCGTTGGGCGGAAGCCGCCTCTGTTTTCAGCCATAGTTACTCCTACTTAATATGTTTAGTTTGAACTTTTGAATAATACGGACCAGCGGTAAACGCTGTAATCTTTGCTGCAATTTCCATTGCTTTGTGTGCATCTGCTCCTGCGTGCATTGCACCTAGTGCATATGCTGCGCCTGAACCTACTGCGTACATTCCATCGGCGCTGCGACTTACGCTTAAGTCTTGGTCAATATCAAATAACTCACCGCATACTGCGATAAGAAATTGAAATCTTGCTTCGTTCTTTGCTTCGTCAAAGTTATAACCATTATCAGATAAACATTTACGAAGTGAAGGCATAGCCCTGGAAATCATAAAGTGATAAAGGTCTTGACGGTCTTTCTTAGTGGGAGTTGGTGGCTCCCAAATATGTTGTGCTACATCGCAGGGAAGAACTTCTCCAGAACCTGCAACTAGAAATGCACCACGCTCTGCAATTTTCTTTACATCAGGGTGGCTATAAATCTTGCCGCTATCGTCAGTTGTTTGGCTATCTGCAACCAGGAAGCAACTATCTTTGTATTCAATTCCTATAATCGTTGTCATTGTCCCCAGCCTTACTAACCTCTAGTTACGACTCTTCCTCCAGCCTTACCTGATGCGGTAAGACTTGAAAGAATTGTTTGGATGTCTGGCTGTTGTGCTGGTTGCTCTGGAAGAGCGCCTCCTGCTGGAGCAGCAGCGGGAGCAGGGGACGTTTGCTCAACCATAGGTTGCGCCCCAGCAGGAGGAACTGGTTGCTGCGGTGCGAAGGTTGCTTCAATAGCATCCTCTAGCGCCTGTCCCTTTTGGCGAGCCTTGATAACCGCAGCAATATTACGAACAATCTCAGACGGGTCTTGTCCCTGTGTAGCCATCTGCGGAATTGCTTGAGTCATTGCGGTCAGAGAACCAAGAAGTGCTGCACGCATATCCTCAATTTCAATTTTTTCAAGTTCTTGTGTAACGTTAACGGTGAATGGAAGTTCTCTCATAGCCATATCGCGTGAGATTTACTTGCCACCCAAAGCCTGTAGCATAAAGGAAAGGCCCTGTGCTGGGTTGAGTCCTGCAAGCATCCCATAGCGAACGTCCGCTGAGTAGTCATTCTTAATGTCTTTAGTTGGCTTGTAGGTAATTTCGTAAGGAGAACCAGAGTCAACACCACGAATGGTTTTCTCTTCTGGATAAATTAATTCGTCTACCTCAAAGCATATGCTAATAACATCACGAAGTGCTGCAGCAAAGATTGCTTGAGCAGATTTAACTTGGGTGTCGAATGCACCCATAAGAGCCTGTACGCCTTGTCCTGTGACGATAGAGGCATCAATGTTTCCAGTACGTCCTTCTGGATAACGTGAACCAACTCGTAGTTCTTGATTTAGTAGTTGCTGTTCTGTGAACGCGCCTTGTGGAAGATTTAGGTCTACACGGCGAACGCCCGCTGGGTTTGATGTACGGATAACCGCATCTCCACCCAACTGTAGTTCTTGAACATCCTGGGGAAGCACGATAGGAGCCTGAACTGACTTCTCTGCTGCTTCCATTGCAAGCAACGCAAAGCGGTTGCGTAGCAATTGGATACCAAGTACATCATCAAACTGTCCACGAAGTTCACCGTCAATAGATGGCTTACGTGCGACAACAACCATCATCTTACCGAGAGGATTGTTTGCTCTAGATAAAACCAAGTTGCCCTTTGATGGGAGATATATGACTGACTGGTCTTTGTCATAGTAACGAATCATCTCAACCTGAGTATTTAGGTCTTGCTTATAGCCGTAGCCACCAAGCAATTCTCTTTCATAATCAGGAAACTGGGAGACAAGTTCGCCCAATGTCATCATATATCGTTTAGCAAATGCCACACAACGTCCATAGCGGTCAAACTCTGGGTAAGCCCCAATAGGATTTTCTATGCGAATACGTGGCAGTTTTGCTTCTTCGTCTAATTCAATAATGAAAGGGACGAAACCATAGGTGATATACCAGTCAGCGCCTGAGTACATCTGTACTGCTAGGTCTGAGTGCTGGAAGTAGTTAGAGGCAATACGTGTGCGCTTATCAGCGAAGGTACGTGCTCTATCTGAAACTTGGTTGGCTGCTGAGCAGTTTACTGCTGGAAGTGGAGCCATAACTTCTGATAGGTCACGAGCAACGATGTCAATAAAGTTTGCGACTACGTTTGCATCTACGCCATCTGGGAAGAAGTCAGGGTATACCTCAGCGATTTTTCCTTTACGGACAGCAAGTACGTCAAGGTTGCGAGCATCGCGTTCGTGGTTGCGTGACTTTAGCGAGTCTACTCGCGCAGAAATCTGCTCCATTGATAATGCCATTTGCATCCTATCCGTATTGCTCTGCCCATTGGTCGGCAAAGGCTGTGTCTAAATTGATAGAGCCACGAGAAGCCATTTGCGCTCTCGTTGCCCAACGGTTTGATTGGTACTGACCCACTCTGGTTGACTGTTGCATAAGTTCTCGGATACGGATTACCGCAAACCAGAGAGCCATCACGCAGTCTGTAGGGTTCTTTGTGTCAGGTTTCCAAGTGATTAGTTCCTGAACTAAAGTCTTGATTCCTTCGGAGCCTTCGTTAGAAGGCAATTCAATAATGTTGTTATCTTGGAAGCGACCATCTCGGACTGAGCCGAACAAGGTAGCCATAGATGCAACACCGAAAGATGTGTCCCACTTATTCTTACCAGTAAAGTGTGAGTTCAACTGGCAGCCATATGAGGCTAGAAAGTTTCTTAGGTTGTCATCTAAGGCGTAAGCCTTCTGATGAGCGTTGATTTCAATACGCAGTTCCTGTGGACGGTACTTGTCCACCCAATCCTCAATAAGATTTTGAATCTTAGCGGGGGTAGGTTCTGTCATATTTATGCAGTCTAGAACGTATATTCTTCCGTCTGTGCGATTGTATGAAACAACCACAGCACCAGTAGCCCCAGCCATAGCGGGGTCAAGACCAATAACAGTATAGAGATTTTCAGTATTTTTCGGATGTCCTACTACCCCTTGTTTAAGCGGTCCACGCTTACGCATTCCATTGACTGAACCTGCAACGCAGGTAGGTGAGAATATGCTGTCCTCTTGGACATCCTCTTGCTGGTAGACCATAGCCCATACCGATGGAGAGACCTGAGAGCGGCGCTTAAAGAGAGAAGGTCCATCCCACTTGGGAAAATTGCCATTTGGTAGAGGGTCGTCCTTTGCATTCTCTTGTTGGTCTGACTCAGCCCACAACGTTTTCCAGTTAAGTGGGTTCTCGTCAAATTCTAAAACCGCTGGCATAGCACAGTAGGTGAAAGGGGAAACCCCACCTGACCATTGCCCTGGGTCGCGTATCATCTTATAAAGGTCAATGGGCGCGACACGGGTTCCTACGATAATTAGTTTTCCGTGCCGCCCCAGACGTGTGATAACTTCCTTCTGAAGCCATTCAAGTTGCTTCTCCCACTCGTGGGCATTTGAGTTCATCACAACATCGTCTAGGATAATCAAGTCGGCGCGAGCACCGTAAATCTGTGAACCAAAGCCAAGGGCTTGGACAGTAGGGTCCTTCTCGCCAGAGTCGCGTCCCGTACCTAGATAAATCATATCGGCAGACCATTGGGTAGCATCTGCCTTGTAGCCACCATTAGGTCCGAAAGCGACCTGAAGTTTGGTATAGGCTGGGTGTGAAAGTCTTGTCTTAATCGCCCCTAGGAACTTACGAGCCATACCCTGAGTCTTGGATACGATGATGACTCGCATATTGGGATTGGTCACAATTTTGTAGGTGACGTAGTTGGTGGTAATCGTTGTGGACTTGGCGTGCTCTGGGGGTACGTTGATGAGTACCCTATCTGGTTCGCCTGGCTCGTAGGTCATACCAGCAGGTTGCCACCTAGGGTCTACGCCCTCCATAAGGTCTAGCCAGTTCAACTGGTGGGGGAAGAGTTTAGAGTCTAGGAACTGCTCACAGAAGTCAGGGTAGGAAATCTCTTTAATGTCCTTGAGGTCAGCCTTGACCCCTTTGCCCACTAGGCGGGCTTTCTCGGAACGTTCTTTGAACTCAGGGGATTGCATCACCCATTGTCTAAAAGTCGTATCGTTGCGGTTGACGGTAGCCATAGCGGCAGTAATGGTCAATCCTTGCTCCAGTTGGAGTAATACTCGTTCCTGGGCTTCTACCTTGGAGATGTCTTGCTTACCTGCTTTGCGTCCCATTAGAGTCCCATCCAGTCGCCCTCTGGAGAGGGTAAATATAACACTATTAACGCCACCTTTAAAACGGCATAACTCTGGCAATATATATAATATATTATATATAATATAACTATATATTATATAAGCGAGCGAGCCGAAGAGCGATGCTCGCTCTATATATATAATTATATATTACATATATAGATAACCTGTAGTTTGTACCAAAACCGAACACTAGGTTCGGATATATTTTTAAAATAGTTGCCCTCTGGGCAAAAGTCCTGCTCAGAGTATATATGGGGGCTAATATAACAGGAATTTTTAGGGTGATAGTACAGTAATATACTTGACCGTATTTAAACACTCTGGGGTCATAATGTCTAACTGTATACCTTACCTATAGACTTAGACATATCCTGACCTAATGTCTAACCTTAAACTAGAGGTTTATATATAAGAAGTTACCCGACAGTAACTTATAATTTAAATTCGGTTGGGTAATAAGTGAACTTATGGCGAGCGACTCTCCGCCTGTGGATATCTATTGCCCCCCTGTGGATAACTATTTAAATTAAGTTACTGGGCGGTAACATATTAACTCTCTAAATTGTCGACAAATCTATATTCCACAGAGTGCGAAAATGTGACGCGACTCACACCCCGAAATGGTTATGAGCACCCCTGAACTTGCCCTATCTTTATCTCACTAGCCCGCGGAATTACCCGCGAGCAGTTATCTAGGAGGTTAAAAATGCTACAAATTTGCCACCGTTGCGAGCGCGAATTCGCTCTCCCTGCGGGATATCTAATCGCTTTTGACTCACTCTCTATCTACGCCACTTACTGCTCAACCTGCGCCACATCTACCAACGCCCGATTTTCTGCAATTTACGGGGGCAAATAAATGTTAAAAAATTGTGACGAGTGCGGTGCGGATTTTGATATTTTTAACGAGGGCAAGGGTCACCAATTTTTTACGGTCTGCGGTAAATGTTGGGCGCAACAATTAAAGCGCCGCGAAATTGGAGGCGTGTTTACGCGCTAGCAAGACAGCCCCCCGCCCGCTTTAGGCGGCGAGAGTTCACGACTCACGGGGGGTACGACTCGGCGAAATCACTCACCGAGCAGACAGGAGAAAAAATGACTAAGAAGGATTACGAGTTAATAGCAGACGCTATTAGCGGCACGATAGCCGAGGCGGCTAGACGCGGCGAGGATATTGCCGACACAATGTACGACCTAGCCGAGAACCTAGCGACAGGGCTAGAGGCTGATAACCCCCGATTTAATCGGGAGACATTTCGCAAGGCTTGCGGGGTGGAATTATGATAATCGCAACCCTTAAAATGCGCGGTGGATACGGTGATGAAGTAACCGTAGACACTCTCACCGAGGAGTTTGATACGGTGGCAGAGTTAGAGCATTTCATATCCTACAACCGAGCCGCGATTATTGAAATGAAAATGAAAGGGAAAATAGTAGGCAAGGGCTAGACAGCCCCGCCTTGCCCCGATATAGTCGGCACAGGTTCAAGACCTAGCAAGGCACAAGGTAGCAGGGCGGGAGATACCCGCCAGCACCTTAAAGAAAGACAGGAGAAAATAAAATGAAATGGAACAACAGGCTAACCGAGGCTTATCAAGAGACAGTTACAGGCACAGCCCGAGCACATTCTAAGTATTACATCTATAAAGTAGGGTTCGGGGCGTGGGCGGCGGGGCGGTACACATTCGGAGAGGATGTAGATTTCCGAATGCAATTCACAAGCGCAAGAGTAGCCCGCCTTTATGTCGAAGACTACGACAAGAAAGCGCTAGTAATCACAGCAATAACAGGGTGAGGTAACTCACAGCCTTAGACCCTTTACAGAGGGCGCGTGTTCGCGGCACACTAAGGCACAAGGTAGGCGAGGCAACCACGCCCCGCCACCGATTAGCAACAGGAGGCTAATGATATGAGCGCAATAGTAAATCCCGTAATTGCGGGAGTCTGTAAGAACTGCGGTGAAAGTACCCGTTACTTCTATGTAGCGTTAAAAAACGGTAAATACTCACACCTATTTAACTGCACACCCAAGACAGGAGAAAAGTAAATGGAGACAACAACACGCACAGCGTTAGAGTGGGCGAAGTTTATCGCTAACACTTCGGAGAAGTTCCCGTCTGACCTGTTTAAGAATATGCCTAGCAACTGCCCACGCACAGAGGGCGCTAAGGCGTACCGCGAAGTGGCAGACGCGCTCTTACAGTACACAGGCACAGAGTGGGATAACTATGTCCACGAAATCGCAGACGGGCTAGTGCCTGTTTACTATCATCAACAATGGGAAGAGATGAACCGTCTGAGTCTCTGGTCTTGCAACGAAATTGAAGCAGAGGCGCACGAACTTATCGGAGACGCAAGCCCTGAGGGCAACCAACTCTGGCAAGCGGTGAGCGCCTACCTCTACGCCTTCTACGCTAGAGCGGTGCGAGATGTTATGGAATTTATCCAAGACAATGCGGAAGAGGGGGAAGAGTAATGTTAGAGCAACTTAACGCCATATTAACTGACGAGGTACGGCGCTGTGAATTGTGCGGGTCTGATAGTTGGCGCGTATTACACGAAGGAGATGAGAGCAACTGCGAGTGTGAGGGAGAGTGCTTGCGTGTCTGTGATAACCCTGATTTTAGTGATGAAGGGTGTGACGGCGTAGCAATTCTAGTAACCGAGAAGGTGGGGAAGTAATGAGCGTAGAAGTTAAAGTATCGCTAGGCGAAATCTATATCACTACAACACAAGATGATATTGACTTAGCGATTAAAGAGGCTATGCAGACTATCTCTAATGAGGTGGGTACGGAAATTGCTATAAGTTCTCAATACGAAATTGTGGGCGACAACTATGGCGACACAATTAAGGGGGCAGAATAATGAACTGCTTTTCTTGCGGGTCTAAGGCAGACCATACCTGTGCTATCACAGACAGGTCAGTATGTAACCAATGTTGGGGGGATGGTGATGAGTAATTTAATAGAGTCGCACAAATTCTTATCCACTTACGCTTGGCGCGAAGGATATCTGCCGACAGAAGTGGATAATGTTCTACAAATTCTTAACGCTATGATAAATCAAGAATTGGAGGAAGCATTGTGCGACTAACTAAACGAGGCAAGCGAGTGCGAGCCATAGCATTGGTGCTGTGGGCGCTTGTGGTTGTCTATCTTGCAGGGCATATCAACTACACAGGGCAAGGGGTAACTGGCTACTGCTGGGGAACTATTGCCGAGTGCTACGAAGGAGGACTCTAATGGATGAAGTCATAATTTATAAAGAAGGCAAAGGCTGGAGAGTGGCAGTTAATCCGAAAAGTAACTGCCAAATCTACTGTGTGGCAAATAAAAAACGAGCGATAGAATTAGCAAGTGAATTGCAACACAGTAAAGAGGTGGAGTAATGACCATATGTGGCGACCATTTAGTGCCGATTAAAGAGTGTGGGTGCAGACCTTGATAGCCTTGACTCTTGCAGGTATACCGATTATTATTTTAAGTGTGCTTGGGATACTAAGTACGCAACCAATAGCAGATGAGACAGGAGAAAACTAAATGAGTATAACAATTAAGCAAGCGAACAAAGAGACAACAGCGTGGGCTAAAGAGAAAGAGGAAAAATAATGAGCGATATAAAGATAAAGAAAGTAAATAAAGAAGTAGTTGCTTGGAATAAAGATATTGAGTTTGAGTATCAAGATAAAACCTATTTAGTGACCCTTAATTGGGATAACTATGACGGTTACGATATTACCTTTAAGAATAAAGACAATAGCACCCCGCTATGGGCGGCTAGGTGGATAGAAGAAGGCGAGTATGCTGAAAGTCTGCTCTGCATATTAGATAATCTAACCGAAGAGACGGAGGAAAAGTAAATGGAAGAAACGCACAAGGAATGTATAGAGTGTTTTAGAATGTTTGAGAAACCAGAGGATAACTCTGATGTGTGCGCTTTCTGCCACGGTGATTTGAGTAAACGATAATGGCTACTGAATTAAGCGAAGTAATAAGAATATCTTGCAAGGTAAATGGTGATGAATACAATACGGGCGCACACTATTTGCTTGGTTACTTGTGGGCTTGGTTGCCTGATGAAAAGAAAGAAGCAATAGTAGAAATATTTAGAGCAAAGGATAATAATGAGTAAGTTAATGACTAAAGGTTGCACTTGCGACCAGTTAGATGATGATGTAATGGCTGAGGGCTGGACTTGCTACGCCTGTTATGAGGCAGACAATGAGTAATATACAAATGCAAGAGTGCGGGTTACACACAATAACTTATTGCCACGGTTGCAACTGCGACCCGTGTGATGAGGCGGCGCACAATGAGTAAGTATGTGGTGATGTGCGAGAACGAGAACTGCGAAGCAGAGAACGATAGATACGAGGATAAGAACGGTACATATTGGTTCACTTGCCACGCCTGTGGCTGGGATAATGAGGTTGTATATGCGGGGTGGAAGTAATGAAATTTAGAGTATCTTATTTGGTTAGTGGTATGCGTGTAGTAGAAGTGCATATACCAGAGGGAACGGAACTGCCAGAAGGTTGGGCAGATATGCCTAACGAACAGAAAGATGAGTGGCTGTTCGGTAAACAGAGTACATCTCGCGTGTTAATGGAGGACTTAGACTATGCGGAGGCACACAAGATAGCCCTTATACCGTGAGTATTACGCTTATATTCCTAGCACTATTACTACTTAGATATAAAAACAAATTGGTTTTTTACTGGAGAAATTGGAGAGATAGATGAATATAAATAGAAACTGGCACACGCAAGGGCTGTGCAACGGACACCCAGACCCAGACCTGTGGCACTACGAGAACACACGCATACCAGATGAACAGCAACTAGAAGTATTAAGAAGCGTGCAAGCAATAGAGTTATGCCACCAATGCCCCGTTCAGGCTGAGTGCCTAGCGCAGGGTATGGAGAGGGAGAACCTCATCAGTATCGGTGGTTGTGGCTCTATCTGGGGTGGTTTAATGACTTCTGAGCGTGCTTTATTGGCAGGTGGCAACCCAAATGCACACACAATTAGAGATGAACGCCGACACAGAGGGCAACTCAGAGCGAAAATTGCTAGAATTAGGGTATGAAAAGACAGACACTAGCCCTCATCGGGCTGCTTATAGTTGCCTCACTCTTTCCTATATCGGAGAAGGTGGAAGTAAAGGTCAGCGTTAAGCACCCGATAGTGGTGCAGACTAAGGCAACAATGGAACAGAAGCGGGCTAATAAAAAAATGGCAGACACATTTGCCCGCGTTGGGTTCGGTTGGGATAAGCGACAGAGGGCGTGTGTCCACCTAATCTTCACTAAAGAAAGTCGCTATGACCATTTAGCCAAGAACCAACAAGGCTCTAGCGCCTACGGTATTGCTCAGATGTTAGGCGAGAAGTCTACCGACCCAGCAGTACAGATATTACGAGCCTTTCACTATATAGAACATAGGTACAAGACACCTTGCAGGGCGTGGAAGCACCACCGCAAGGGCTGGTACTGATGTTTGATTTGCAAGGTGAGCCTACCTTCGCCTGTATCTGTGGTTGCTTGATGTTTGAGGTAACTGTGATGTGGGATATGGAAGATAGAACAATAGGTTGGTATGATTTGAAACAGAAATGTAAAGAGTGTGGGTCGGTCAGCACAGCGCCGACTCCGATAGACGGGGAGATGTAATGGAAAAGAAAATAGGTAGATACTGGTTCTGTTATGGGCGTAAGTCTGGCTTCGGTATCGGTCTTAACATCAGCAAATATTCTATTGACCTAGACTTGGGGGTCTGGTACTTGGCGGTTGAACTCTAGTGCCGACATATGATTATAAGTGCAACCAATGCGGTGGCACTAGGGAGATACAAAAAGATTTTGGAGACAACACCGAGCCAACTTGTTGCCAAACAACAATGAGTCGTGTATGGTCGGCAACACCAGTCCACTTTAAAACAGGTGGCTTCTATTCAACAGGAGGATAATGTGAATACAATACAAAGTTGGAAAGAGATTACAGAACTCTACGAAAAAGAAATGATACGGGATTACCCCGAAGGATTATGGGTTGACCCAGCGGAGACAGAAGTAGATAGCATTTCCTGAAGTATCTGATTTATACTGTCAAGTCGGGGCAAACATTTAAGGTTTGTCGGTGTGTCGCAGCGTGAGGTATGTCAAAAAAATAAAATCTCAAAAACCCCATTTGCTATAATTGCTTCATCATCTACTAGACAGGAGAAATCAGATGATAGCAATAACCGAGTACCAATTAAGGGTTTGCATTGAAGCCCTTAAGTTAGCAGAGGTTAACGAAAAGAATGACTCATACTTTGGGTCAGTTCTTTGTGACTTACTAGAGAAAGGAGAATAAGATGAACGCACTAACTAAATCAGAACTTGAAAACCTCTATTCGTTAGCGGTTCGGGAACTTAACACACCGAAGGAAGAAGTCAGCAAAGATGACTTGGGCTACAAAAGGTTTGTAGATTACTGGGATAAACTTGCAGACAAGTTACGTGTTCTTTCTGAAGAACAGATAGGAGAATAAAATGACTACACCAAAGAAGCCACCAACCTGTCCACGTTGTGGAAAGGTTTTAACTATCAGTTTGTTCGGCAAGATTAAACTCTGCTGCAAAGCCTGACCAGTTAATAAGAAGCCCCCGCTTCGGCTGGGGCTTTTTATTTGCCTTCTTCCTCCTGTGCGGGTTTATCATCATCATCTCTGAAAGGTCTGAACCCACCAATTCTATTTATCAGTTTGCGAATAGCCCGCTTGTGTCTCATACGAGCAGCATCTTCACTACCTAATCCCAACTCACCTGCTATCGCACCGAAGTCCATTGACTCTGCGTGCCGCAGGAACAATACTTTCCTGTCGTCTTTCGGAAGTTTCCAGAAACCGTAATCAACTTCAATCATCATCGCCATCATATTGCCACCCTCGTTCGGGGCTGACGGTCTGCCAGGTCTACCTAAGTCCACCTTCGCACCGAGTCCGAACTCACCTCTTAAGACAGCAGGAAGTATTGCCTCAACCATATCGGCTTCGTAAAAGAATAAGTCGCTGGCTTCATAGCCACCTGACTTCGCTTTCCAATGTTGGCAATAGTCAAGTGCTTGGTTACGCAACGAACGATACAATAAGTTCTTTGCATCTTTCTCACCGATTGCTTCCCACGTATCTAGTTTGTTCGGGTGTTCAACAAACCATTGGTAGAGTGACTGTCGGATATCGTCATACTCTATCGGTGAAAACTTTCTATGATAGTCAGAGGCGACAGCATCAACGATGTACTGCCAACGCTCTATCCTACTCCACTCTATCGTCATCTTTATATTTCCTTGTCGCAGTCATCAGGTCATCAACGGTTATGAGGAAGCCTTTGCTTTGGTTCGGAGGAATAAAACAACTTATCTCTCTACCAAATTCTTTAACAGCGTAGCGAAGTACATCAGTCGGTACGATAAGAGTTGACTCTTGCAATACGAAAGCCCAGTATGCTGCCTCAGTAACGCCAAGCCCAGAAGCACCCCAGTCATTTATCTTTTGGAAGTAGCACTCAGTCTCTATGTACAGGTTGTTTGTCTTGAACCATTTACGGTCACGCTTAACTTCAACGGTACGCCCGCCAGTAAGCAACTCATCTACAAGTTGTTCGCCTTTACGCCCAAAGCCAAAGTCTAAATCAAAACTAGATTTAGTTGCCACTATCCCACTTACCCCTTAGAACGAGTAGCCCAATTATACCATAGTTGGCTATGTCCTTGAAGGAGTCTTCAAGTGGTTCGTTCTCAGCGGTAGTGTTTCCACTCTTAGTTAAGTTAACAATGCGGGCTATCTTATCCCACATACGTACTACTAGCCCCTGTGTTGCACCGTAAGGGGAGTTGGCAATGTTCTTTGGTCCATAGTCCCGATGCTTCTTGATAAGCAAGTCACCGAGTTCTTGCATAGTATCTCTGACGTTGAGTTCAAACTCTATCCAGTCAGTAGTGGTATGTGTAGCGTTACTACTAGAGTCTTTTCCTCCACAACATACTCCTTCACGTTCAACCCTTGTTCTGCCAAGTGGGTTATAATCTGCCATATCTCTTCACGCTCCGCCTTCTTCATCTGTTTCCTCCGACAATAGTTCTTCTAATGATTTATCAAAATCTTGCAACGCTGACCTGACTACCATATCCTCAACGAGTTCATCTATCAAATCGTAACCCATCTCTCCAGCGAACAGAGTCACATAGGTGGACTGACTAATTAACCTTATCTTATCTGGCTCTTCTGCGTTGTGAAACATAAAGCGAAGTAGTGAACCAAGTAATAACTTGAAGCCATTAGGTAAGATGTAGTAAGGGTCAAAGTCTTCATCATCTTCCATTGCGTGGTCAATCAAGTCAAATGAATTATCAAACTGTTGTTTGCATTCGTGGCAAAAGTTTGGTGTATCTTCATCACCAATGTTAAAGTCCACTATGCAATGCCAGCCTTATCCTTTAAGTATCCTGCTCCGTGCTTGACGTATAGTGAGTTAACGTCTTCTCCTTCTTGCAGTTGCACAATAGTGACGGGTAGTTCCCTAGCCAATGAGCGTGCGAACTCCGTCCCCGCTTGGTCACCGTCTGCAAAGACGAAGACTCTTTCAAAGTCTGCGAGTAATCTCGTGTAATGTTTCTTCCAACTATTAGCACCAGGCACACCGATACAAGAGATGCCCACACAATGACTAAGAGTAATGGTATCCAGTTCACCTTCACACACTCCAATGAAATCACCAGCACGTTCAACATCTAATACGTTATACATCTTTGTCTCTGCCCCAGTCATACCCATATACTTTGGTTCAACTGCAGGGTTGAGAGAACGAAATCTTAAATCAACTACACCAGTCTTGGTGATATAAGGTATAGATAGACGACCAACGAATGCTTCGTGTCCTACCTCAGGCTCCACGACTACGCCTAATTGCGCCAGACGTGCTACCTCCAGAGGTATTCCCCGACTTTCTAGGTAGTCTTGCGCCTGATAGATGCTTGCCGCGTACTTCTCTGTTGCTCGTCCCAGTAAATCCTTCTGCATAGCGCTTTGCTTCACGAATGTTTATCCCTTCTCTTTGTGCAATGAGTTGCAAACTGTTACCTTGTACGCCACAGGCAAAGCATATAAAGATATTCTTGTCCAAGTTCGCGGAACCTGACTGGTGCGTATCATCGTGGAACGGACACTTAAGGTTAACTTGCCCGTGCCTTTGTCTAATGTTCGCACCGTAATGTGTGAGGACATCTGCAATGTCTGGCAAGTCGTTGTCAATTTTTATCACCGTAACCTGCATCTCTTAATAGTTTCACAGCATCCTCCAGTCTTAGTAAGCATACCCAATCGGATACGCTCTTCTCACCTTGTCCATTAAGTCTTAAGACAACGACACCAAGGTCTTTACCGTTGTCTCTGTCCTTTAGTTGCGAGATGGCAGCGGCTGGATTAAAGCCTGTTCTTGCTTTTACTTCCCAGTCAATGCCAATAGTGCCAGTAATATCAGAACCGCTACGACCAGCACCCGTGCTTTCAGCAAATGGGAATCCGTTATCTGCAAGGTATAGTGCCAAGACTTTTTGACTTCGGTATCCTCTGTGCTTGCGCGATTGCGATGCCACTTAGTACGCACTCTTGTCCTTGCGTAAGATACGGATAGCCCAATCCATACCAACACCAACGCCAGCAGTCCACTCATCAGAGACAGGTGGCTTAGCATCTTCAATCTTGCTAATGAATACCAATAGTTCTTCATTAACCTTTTGCATTACGAGTTGACGCATCTCTTGCGTTAAATCATCTTCTTCTTCTCTTAACATTTGTTATCCATTCTCTGGTATGTCGTCCATAAACATATACTCAGGGTTAAATGATAGCCAACAATTCAAGTTTGCGTTGGCATCGGCACGCCCATATCTATTCTTTACTGGTGCAACTGCCATAGAAGTCCCGACCACACCAAGAGTACAAATAAGAGCAGGTAACTGAGCGACTTTACCTTGTAGAGCCGACCTTGGTTGGCAAGGGTTACCCATAACTGCCTCGCTAGTATGATGAAGAATAATAATTGCAGCATTGGTGGCACGAGCAAGGTACTTCAACTCCTTCATAATGGCACGCATAGAGGCAAACTCTTCACCGCCATCGGTGGCTATATCCATTAAGTTATCTACAAAAATTGCTACTGGAGGACAGCCCCATAGTTCTTCAAAGGCTTGGACTTCCTCATCTATATCCTGCAAGGTAGGGCTAGACTCAAACGACCAGACGATATGACTGCTCTTGTGTAGCACAGCCTTAGTCCAACCAGAGTCAGAGTTCATTAGGTTCTCAACATCTGTCTGGTTCTTACCGCTAATCATAGAGGCAAGGCGCATAGCCATAGTGTGTGCGTTGGTATCTGCTGAGATGTAAAGGCTAGGTACTTTCATTCTTAGCGCAAGCGCTAGAGCAAGTGTTGACTTACCAACTCCTGGAGTACCAGCAAGCATAGAGACTTCTGCTCTACGAAATATAATTTTGTTTGCATCAAATGTTTTGAATACAGAGGGCAACGGCTCTCCGCCGATGTCTGCCCTTCCTACACTTCTTACTAAAGTTCTCATTTATATCCCCTGTCTTAAGTTGGAAGAGAGTGGCTACCTTCCCCACGTAACCACCCTCTACCAATTCTTATAGCATTTCGTCTTGTATTAGTTCTGAGGCTTGCATTGGTCTGGTGTCCCCATTGGTGTCGGACACGCCCAGAATGCGTAAGGCTTCCCCGTTGTCTTGCTTACTCCCTGTCGGAATGTTCGTGCTCCGTGAATACAGGTTGGTGTAGACATCCCTGCCCCCGTAGCGGATGCTGGTGCTGTCGGGGCGGTTGCGGAAGTAGCCCAGACTGGAGTGTCTGGAGTTGAAGTAGTGGTCGCCAAAGGGGCTGCTACCGTTGCTGCATTCAACATCTTTGCTGTTGCTGCAATCTGTGTTGAGTAGTCTGAGATACCTTCAAGCAATACTGATAGTTCATCGGCTGTGTTAGCACGAATGTTAATCATATCCCCCGCAGATGTCTTGTAACTAACTTGTAGTTTCCAGTTTTCTGTTGTCATTTGTTTCCTTTTTTAGTGAATTGGCAATGCTCTGTGAGTCCACAGAAATTGCACGATTGTAGGTTCGGTAGAAATATACCAGCCTTGCGGGCTTTATCAAAGCCATCAACAAAGTATTCAAGCGTGTCCAGCGTATATCTACTTAGGTCAATCATCTCCCCTGTCCCCGATTCACGAGACATCCAGTAGTTTCCTAGATTGACTTCTGCTCCAATCATCTGCTCTACCCCGACCTTATAGAAGCCCAGTTGTAAATCAGATGTTGGTCTAGTGCGTGATGTCTTTAAGTCAACGATAACAAGTTCACCGTCTACCTCAAAGATTCTGTCAATGAACATCTTGACTGGCACACCTGCGATTACTGGATTAAGTTCCAGTTCAATCGCCTTTGCACCTTGCGGTGTTGTCCATAGTTTCCAGTTAGGATTGTTCTTGCGCCAAGTGATGTAGTTGTCTACCCAAATGGAACCATTATTGTTCCACCAAACAGCATCCTCTTTATTAGGATTATCTTTAGTGGCTCGTCCTGCTCTGCGAGCAGTCTCAAGGTTTAGTCCTTCGGTTTCTTTAGCCCAAGCCTTGTCCCATAATGCGTTACCCATTTTCTATATCCCACAGTTCGGCTGCATAATGGAACGCCCGTCCGCCCGCTGACCATATAGATGGCTCTTCTGGCACTTGGAGCAAGCGACCCAAGTAATACTGGTAACCACAGGTGAGGTAGGTTGTAAAGGCTGAGTAAGAGATGTGTTCGGGTAAGGTGTAATCATCTAACTTAATCATCGGTATCTAGTATC